ATTACCTCTATCAGTAGTTTGGGACAGGTAAGTCCCGGCTTTGATAGGGGAGGGGGATCCTGAAAATTGACACCCCCTACTGCATCGCGGCCGTCTTAAAAAAATCTCCGGAGGGATATTTTTGAAAAGCAATTTGGACACGGTGCATATTTTCGTAGACATCTTTATAGAACATACAAGCTCTTATCGGTATTTTATCTCCTTTCATCTGGTACCCAGGTGCAAACAAGTGTTCACATAGCCTCTTTAAGCTCGAAAAAGAGGTATAAAACAGGTTTGTATGTTCTATAAAGATGTCTACAACTCTATATAAACATATGTGAACAATAGGAGATGAGATAGTAATGCCTAAAAAAGAAGACAGAAAACCTGCAGCTTCATTAGAAGAGCGGGAGAATCGTATGGTGGCAGCAGCTATGGATCTCGCAGAGAAGCAATTATTAGAAGGAACAGCATCAGCTCAGGTCATTACACATTTTTTGAAGATAGGTTCTTCTAAAGAAAGACTTGAACGAGACATAATGGGCGAACAGAAAGATTTGATAAGTGCAAAAACACAGGCGTATAAGTCAGCAGATGAGCAGTTGAATATGTATAAGAACGCAATACGTGCAATGGGTATATATTCTGGTGAAGATGACCCAGGAGACGACATTGACATATGAAAACATATTCGGAACTTATACAACTTTCAACTTTTGAAGAGCGCTTAGCATATCTTTCTTTTAAATCCATTATTGGACATGAGACCTTTGGAGGAAGCAGATGGTTAAACCAAACTTTCTACAGGTCTCCAGAATGGAAGCATTTCCGGCGTAATGTTATATTGCGTGACAATGGATGCGATTTAGGTATTGACGGTTTTACAATATACAACGGAATTTATATTCATCATATTGAACCTATAACTCCTCAAGACATACAAGCAAGGAATTTGGAGAAATTGCTGAATATGGATAACGCTATATGTTGCTGCCTCAACACTCACAATCTGATTCATTATGGAGATATTTCAAATGCTGTTATTGCACCTATAGAACGAACACCAAACGATACCTGTCCATGGAAACAATAGGAGATACGACAATGAATGATGTTTTAATAGAAAGCATTTTAGGTTCTGTAAAGAAGCAGGTCAATGTAGCTCCGGAATGCACAAGCTTTGATGAAGACTTAGTTATGTACATAAATGCACAGCTTGCAATATTAAATGATATTGGAGTCGGAACAGATGGATTCACAATTTCTGACAACACAAGTACATGGGCAGACTTTATACCGGACAACGTGGCCTTGGCTAATTTAGCAAGAACATACACAGGCACAAAAGTAAAAATCATATTTGACCCACCAACGAGCTCGATAGTTCTGGAAGCAAGTAAAAACTATGCTACGGAACTTGAATGGCGAATGAGCGAAAAGGTCAAATTGTTACAGGAGGAATAAATGTGGCAATACAATTACGACGCACTATTAGCTCCTGATGAACTGGAGCATTCTGGACGTAAAGGTATGAAATGGTATCAGCATATTTTTACGAAAAAAGATGGAAGCTTGAATTATTTGGGTGAACGAAAAGCTAAGAAAATGAAGGATGACTATACTAGGCTAACAGGTAAGCAGCTTCGTAGGAATCCAACAAAAAACAAAGGGTCTAAACCAGTAAATGAAATGACCGATGCTCAGATTCGCAAAAGAATTGAACGTATCAGACTTGAAAACGAATTAAATAGCTTGCAACCAGCCAAAGTTTCAAAAGGCAAAGCAATTACACAGAAATTAAGTAGAAACTTAACGGACATGGCTGTTGAACGCGGAACACGGATACTTGGTGATTACGTTGAAAAGAATGTTAGGAACAAGTTAGGGCTTAATGCTCAGTCCACTAAATCCCAATCTCAAATACTTGCAGATAAGGCTAGAGATTTAGAAAATCAGTGGAAAATCATTGAAAATCAAAGAAAGATTGACAATGCCAAAGCACGTTCTGCAGCAGCGACCCAACAACAGTCTGATAAGAATAATCAACAGCAGTCGAATTCTCGAAAAGAAGAGCAGAGCAATAAGCATGAGACAAACAGAACAACGTCTCAGCACACAAATTCTGATGATATTCTTAGAGGCACTGTTGAAGACATTCCATCTGGAACACGCGAGACTGGAAGACAGTATATAGCGTACTTGCTAGAAGATAAACATAGGTAGGTGAACAATAATGGCATTATCTAATACGGCTGTGCCTTACTATTACGGCCAATTTAGAGATGCTGTAATTAGAGGTGAAATCCCGATATCTAATGAAATCGCCATGGAAATGCAACGAATCGACGAGTTAATCGCTGATCCACAATATTACTATGACGATAAAGCGATAAACGGATTTATAGCTTTCTGTGAGAACGAGCTGGTTTTAACAGACGGTTCAGACTTACACTTACTTGACTCGTTCAAACTTTGGGCAGAGTCTATATTTGGCTGGTATGAGTTTGTAGAGAAAACTATACCAGAACCAGATGGTCGAGGTGGCACACACTATGTTACTAAGACAATCAAGAAGCGACTCATTAAAAAGCAATATTTAATCGTAGCCCGAGGAGCCGCTAAATCAATGTATGCATCATGTATACAAAACTATTTTCTATGTATTGACAAAACTTCATCGCATCAAATCACAACAGCACCAACTATGCCTCAGGCAGAAGAGGTTATGTCGCCAATTCGTACTGCAATCACCCGTTCAAGAGGCCCACTGTATACATTTCTTACAGATGGCTCAATCAACAACACAACAGGTTCAAAAGCCAACAGGCAAAAACTCTGTCCTACAAAGAAAGGTATTCAGAATTTCCTGACTGGTTCACTACTTGAAGTTCGTCCAATGACAATTGATAAGCTTCAAGGATTGCGAGTAAAAGTTGCAACAATCGATGAGTGGCTTTCTGGTGATGTAAGAGAGGATGTAGTCGGAGCAATTGAGCAGGGAGCTGCAAAAGAGCAAGGTGGAGGAGCAAATGATGACTATCTGATAGTGGCTATCAGCTCAGAAGGAACTGTCAGAAATGGTTCCGGCGATACAATCAAAATGGAGTTAATGAGCATCCTTAAAGGCGACTATAAAGCTCCGCATACTTCTATCTGGTGGTACAAGCTGGACGATATTAAGGAAGTTAACGACCCACGTTATTGGATGAAAGCGAATCCTAACATTGGTATCACTGTATCTTATGAGACGTATCAGTCTGATGTGGAGAAAGCAGAAGCCAATCCTGCAGCAAGGAATGATATTCTTGCAAAACGTTTTGGCATACCAATGGAAGGCTACACATATTTCTTCACTTATGCAGAAACACTTGTACATCGCAAGAGAAGCTATTGGCAGATGGCATGCTCTATGGGAGCTGACATGTCCCAGGGTGATGACTTCTGTGCATTTACATTTATGTTTCCAATTGGCAATGGACAGTTTGGAATTAAGACACGCTCTTATATTACAACCTTGTCATATTCGAGATTGCCAAGAGCGCTTAAAGCTAAATATGATGAATTTATTGCTGAGGGCAGTTTGATAGTTATGGAAGGAACAATCCTTGACTTAATGAATGTCTTTGATGATGTAGATGCTTATATAACTAAGAATGAGTATGATGTTCGATGCTTTGGATATGATCCATATTATGCAAAGGAATTTGTGGAAAGATGGGAGAGAGAAAACGGTCCATTTGGTATAGAGAAAGTACAGCAGGGAGCGCGAACAGAGTCCGTTCCACTAGGCGAGTTAAAGAATCTTGCTGGTGAACGAATGCTCTTATTTGATGAGCAAATCATGTCGTACACAATGGGTAATGCTATTACTCTTGAAGATACAAATGGTAACCGTAAGCTTTACAAGAAACGAAGAGAACACAAGATTGATAACGTTGCAGCTATGCTTGACGCATTTGTGGCATACAAGCGCAATTTGGATGCATTTTAGGAGGAATAAATAGAAGTAAAGCCCATACTTAATCTAAGTACAGGCTTTTATTGCTCGATAATCTTCATATAAAATTTTCTCCATAAAACAGTTCACATAAATTCGATTGCGCTATCCGACTTTTTTAAATAACTTCTTTTTGGCGGTCTTAATCAAATTTTTATTAATAGAAATCTGATTATTTTTTATAAGTGTTGCTATTCCACTTAATAAAACTTCGTCGTTATATTCTTGAGGTCCGCCAATTTTACTAATGTAATGATTCAATGCAGCAGTACCACCAATTTTACGTCCGTTATCATTTACATAAGGGTGATATAACTCTTTCTGATCCATGCTTTCATACTCCTTTCTATGTTATTTGAAGACTCTAATATCTCCATAATCAATCATAGCCAAATCACGTGAGTATGTCAATACTATATTTTTAAGGAAGGAGACTTATGTGGCAATATAATTACGATTACCATGATATGGCCCAAGATGAGCTTATGCACTATGGCAAGCTTGGTATGAAGTGGGGGCACCGAAGATATCAGAACAAAGATGGAAGTTTAACCAATGCCGGACGAAAACGAGCATTAAAAGATTCTAAAACTAAATGGGGTAAAGCAAAATGGCAGCCATCATCTTCAAGATCATCGACGCTTGCTGCTATTTATTTGGCTACCGGTAATAAACGTATAGCAAAAAAACTAAGTAAATCTAATGATGAGGACGCTATAAGATGGATAATTGCTAAACGGTTCGCCGGAGCTAAAATTAATGATTTGCGAAGACTAGAAACAACGTTGAATAAGCAGAAAGTCGAAGAACTGATTAGCAAATTATATGACACAAAGGAGTAATAGCCAAATCACGTGAGTATGTCAATACTATATTTCTAAGGAAGGATAAATTATGTGGCAATATGAAACATTAAACCCAGATGAACTCATGCATTATGGTGTTCTTGGTATGAAGTGGGGTGTAATACATAATCCAACTAACGCTTATGCTAAAGCCATAAATAAACGTAATTCATTAAATTCGAAATCAGATAAGAATAGAATTGCGTATGAGAAAGCCAAAATAAAGGCAAATAATGGAGCCTCTGCTAAGTATAAAAAATATCAGGCTAAAGCTGATAAGATGCATTACAAAAGCAGCAAGGCATTGGATAAAATGTATAAACATGCTAACCCATTGATCCGTACAAGTATATCAGATGATCTGTATCAGCGTTCTAGGAGAAAGGCCGATAAATATCAGGCTAAATTCATGAAATCCCAAAGAAAAGCAGATAAATACAAATCCACATATGAGAACAGAGCTGCTAAAGCAGGGGCAGCAGAATCTAAGTATCTAAGATCTAAGCATAAAGCTGAAAAATGGCAGGAAGCAATAGATAAATCGTTTAGAAACGTAGATGTTAATTCACTGCCTATTCAATATACATCTGCTGGTAAAGCATATATTGAAAAGCTTAAATAATTCAAAATGGTATCAGAATCCGTAAGGGTTCTTTTTTTATACCAAAATTTAAAGGAGAAAAGAAATGGCATTATCAGTAGGCACACGTTTGAAACATGCCTGGAACGCATTTTTAAATAGAGCACCAACTCAATACAGAGATATTGGAAATGGATCAGGAATAAACCCAGGGCGAGCCAAGTTCACAAGAGGAAATGAACGCTCGATTATCAATTCACTCTTCAATCGTATTGCAATGGATGTGGCAGCGCTAGATATTAAGCATTGCCAATTGGATTCAAACGAACGATATAAAAGCACTATATCGTCAGGTCTTAACGACTGCTTGACACTAAGTGCAAACATTGACCAAACCGGTAGGAATTTTAAGCAGGATATTGTTATGTCTATGTTTGATGAAGGTGTCGTAGCTGTCGTACCAGTAGATACAACCGATGACCCGAACAATACAGACAGCTATATTATTGACACTATGCGTACCGGAAAAATTGTTGAATGGTATCCACGCCATGTGAAAGTTCGATTATACAATGACCGAACTGGGCATAAGGAAGAAGTTATTTTACCGAAGTCTGACGTGGCCATTATAGAGAACCCATTTTATGCAATTACGAATGAACCAAATTCATCAGTTCAACGACTTATCAGAAAGTTAAATCTGTTGGATGTAATTGATGAGCATAATGGGTCAGACAAGCTTGACCTTATCATACAGCTTCCATATACGGTTAAAACCCCGGCAAAGAAAGCCATGATAGAGGAACGCCGAAAAGAGATTGAAGAGCAGCTAACTGGTTCAAAGTATGGAATAGCATACCTCGATGCCACAGAGCACATAACCCAGTTAAATAGGTCTCTGGAGAATAATCTCCTTAAACAAATCGAGCTACTTATCAACATGGTGTACAGCCAGTTGAGTATCACAACGAGTGTAATGGATGGCACTGCAGATGAGCAGACCATGCTTAATTACAATAACAGAACTATTGAACCTATCGCATCTGCAATCGCAGATGAGTTCAAAAGAAAGTTCTTATCTAAAAATGCAAGAACTAGAGGGCAAACAATCATGTTCTTTAGGGATGCTTTCAAATTAGTTCCAGTTAACAACATTGCAGATATTGCAGACAAATTCACACGTAACGAAATCATGTCTACCAACGAGATGCGTGCCGTTATCGGTATGAAGCCGGTTGATGACCCTCAGGCAGATGAACTTCGTAATAAGAATCTTAATCCGGGCGAAAACCAGTCATTTGCATCCACTACAGATGAAGACCCAGATGAAGATTACGACTATGGAACTGATTACTAATAAAACAAGGAGGAAAACATCAAAATGGGATTCAATCCAAATGATTATGACTTTGCAGGCTATGCAACAATGAATGACATTTTATGCAGCGATGGAAGAATCATTAAACGTGATGCGTTCAAAGCTCAGGATGGCAGCCGTATTCCATTACTTTGGAATCATGACCATCAGAACATTAGTGATGTTATTGGACATGCTGATTTGGAAAATCGTTCAGACGGTGTGTATGCATATTGCAAATTTAATAACAGCGAAAACGCCAAGATGGCAAAAGAAATTGTCCAGCATGGTGATATTTCATCACTTTCTATTTATGCAAACAAGCTTAAACAGATGGGTAATGAAGTCTTACATGGCGTTATCAGAGAATTAAGTCTTGTCCACGCAGGAGCAAATGATGGTGCTCAGATTGACTGGGTATTAGCTCATAGCGATGACCCCGAGGCAGGTGAAGGTTTTATTTACAATGGCAATTTACCTATTACCATCCTGTGTCATTCAGATGATAAGACAAATGTACCAAAGGAAGGAGATACAAAGGTGCCAGATAACAATCAGAAGCCGACTCAGCAGCAGAGCGACAAAACAGTAGAAGATGTCATTAATTCTATGACAGAAGAGCAGAAGGACGTTTTATATGCACTAGTTGGAGCAGCTAGTGAAGGCGAATTAGACGACAATAATGAAGGAGGAGAACCAACCATGAAGCACAGCGTTTTCGACAACGACTACAATTCAGAGGAGGAGCTGTTACATTCAGCAATCATTGATAATGCAATCAAAGACGCTAAGAAGTATGGATCAATGAAAGAGAGCTTCATCGAGCACGCAGCAGCAAACAACATCAAAGATATTAATATGCTTTTCCCGGAGCCAACAGAGCTCAATGTACCGCCAACATTCATTAAGAAAGATGAGACATGGGTAAGTGATATTATGGGCTCAGTTCATCATGTACCTTTCTCAAGAGTAAAGACAACCTTTGCTACTCTTGATGCCGATGAGGCTAGAGCAAGGGGTTACATTAAGGGTAACATGAAGAAAGAGATTGCTCTCGCTCTTCTTAAGAGAGTTACAACCCCTACAACTGTATACATCAAGTTAAAGATGGATAGAGATGACGTTGTAGATATTACTTCATTTGACGTGATCGAGTGGCAGCGTGCAGAGATGCGTAGCCAGCTAAATAAGGAGCTTGCACTTGCTATGCTTCTTGGTGACGGCAGAATTGCATCATCTGATGATAAGATCAATGAACAGAACATCCGTCCTGTAGTATCTGACGAAGATATGTATACTATCAAGTACACAATCAAAGAGGGTACAGATTACAAGATCACAGGCAGCTCATACTCTGAGAATGATTCAGTATACAAGGGAGTTATCCGTGGAGCTGTTAAGGCACGTAAGGATTACAAGGGTTCAGGAAGACCTACATTCTACACAACAGAGGATGTACTTACAAACCTTCTTCTCCTTGAGGACCAGAATGGACGTGTAATCTATGAGTCAGAGAAGAAGCTTGCAACAGCTATGCGTGTAAGCAAGATCGTAACAATTCCAGAGATGGAGAATCACAAAGATATTTACGGAATCATTGTTAACATGGCTGACTACACAGCTGGTGCTGATAAGGGCGGCGCAGTTAACACATTCGATGATTTCGATATCGATTACAACCAGATGAAGTACTTAATGGAGACTCGTATGAGTGGCGCTCTTACAACACCATACTCTGCAATCGTCCTTAAGAAAGCTGCAGCAGCTGGCAGCGGTACACAGTCAGCAGGCGGATCATCACAGACAACTGGTAAATAAAAAGTCTGAAATAATCAAAATGGGATACTAGGAGGCAACATGGGTAGATTTTATGGAAATATCGGATTCAACGTACCGGGTGAAACAGCACCAGGCGTTTGGTCTGACTCATACATAGAACATCATGCATATTTTGGTGATGTTACAAGAGATTATAGAAATCTCGAAACGTCTGGCTCTAACGTCAATAGTAGCCCAAACTTGAATACCATTATAGCAATTGTTGGGGATGAGTTCGCTTTTGAGCACATTCCTGACATGCGTTATGTGGAATATTTAGGTTCTAAATGGACTATTAAATCTGTTGAACCTAAGGACAGAAAATTAATCTTAACTATTGGAGGAGTCTATAATGGCGGATAGAATCACGCTACACAATAAACTGGTGGAGATTCTCGGCACAAAAAATGTATATTTTCAGCCTCCACCGAAGTTAAATTATCCTTGCATAAAGTACGAACTGGGAAACCAGAAACGTATACCGGCAAACAATAACAACTATATAAAGAAACAAGGATACACAATTACTCTAATTGATTATGACCCAGATAGCAAATTCAAGGACAAACTTGAAGAATTGCCGTACTGTGCTTTTGACAGGCACTTTACAACTTCTGGGCTTAATCACTTTGTATTCACAATATTTATTTAAGGAGGAAACCTAATAATGGCAGGTAAGAAATTAGTATGGGACCAGACAGGCGAGAGAGAGTTTGAGACTGGTGTCAGCAAAGGTGTACTTTACGTTGCTGAGGGCGGAGCTTATCCTAAGGGAGAGGCTTGGAATGGTCTTAGTAAAGTATCTGAGTCTCCAGAGGGAGCAGATGCTACAGCAGTATATGCCAACAATAAGAAGTACTTAAATCTTGTTGCAGATGAGCAGTACAAGGCTACAATCAGCGCTTACACGTATCCAGACGGATTCAAAGAATGCAACGGCGAGTCTTCGCTTGGTAAAGGTGTTACAATCGGACAGCAGAAGAGAAAGACATTTGGATTCTCTTATCAGACACTTATTGGAAACGATACAGATGGAACAGATCATGGCTACAAGATTCATCTCGTATACGGCTGTACAGCAGCCCCATCATCTGTTGATCATTCATCAGTTAATGAGTCACCTGAGGCAGCTGAGATGTCATGGGAGATTTCTACAGTTCCTGTAGATGTACCAGGCTTCAAGCCAACTGCAACCCTCGTAATTAACTCGACAGAGACCGATGCCGCTACACTCAAGAAGATTGAAGATTTATTATACGGTACAGAAGAGGCTGAGGCTAAATTACCTCTTCCAGCAGAGATTATCACTCTTCTTGGCGCAGCTGCAAGCGTGTAAAATAGTCGACAGACAATCAAAATAGTGCTATACTGACAATAGTTGATACATAGGAGGAACGTATTATGAAACTTATTTCACTTACATGTCCAAATTGTAATGCCAACTTGGACAACATAGACCCAAGCAGGCCGTTTTGCTATTGTCAGTACTGTGGCACTAAAATAGCTTTAGATGATGGCACTATTAGAAAAGAAACTCATATTTATGATGAGGCTAAGATTAAAGAAACAGAATCCTCTGAGCGAGTTAAAATGCGAGAAATGGATGTCAAGCGTGAACGCTCCAAACAAATGAACGAAATATTAAAATATGCTTTAATATTTGCAGCCGTATTACTTGTAGTTGGCATTGTGCTTGCTGCATTTGATGTTGAAATAGGCTGGTATATTATATTATTGGAGATGTTAGCTGCTGGATTGGTATTTGACTATGCAATAATACACAAAGATAAAAAAAATAATAAGTAAATTGATTTACAGATCATCACTTCGATGGTCTGTTTTTTTTGCTTAAAATTGAAAGGAGATAATTATTATGTTATGCAAAACAATAGAGTACGAGGATTTTCTCGGTAATAAACGTAAAGATGATTGCTACTTCAATCTTTCAGAAGCAGAAGTAGTAGAGATGGAGCTTTCAACAACAGGCGGCTTGTCAGAGATGGCAAAACGTATTGTAAAAGCTAAAGATACTCCATCAATGGTAAAAATATTCAAGGAGCTTATTCTTAAGTCATATGGAGAGATTTCTCCAGATGGAAAACGATTCATCAAAACTCCTGAAATCTCAAAGGCTTTTGAAGAGACACCAGCTTACTCTAAACTGTTTATGGAATTGGTTGCAGATACCGATAAGGCAATTGATTTCTTTAATGGAATCACACCTGGCGACAAGGATACTGCGGAGATTAAAAAGCAGGCCTTAGAGCAGCTCGAACAGTAATATGCTTACATTAACAGTCCCACCATCAGATGCAATTAGATTGTGGGATGAACAAAATGAAGTATTTTACACTAAACCGCCATTTAAAGGTGGAATTCTTAAACTAGAACATTCTCTAATTTCGGTATCTAAATGGGAATCCAAATGGTGCAAGCCATTCATAGATTCAAAGAAAACTAATGATGAGGTTTACGATTACATACGTTGCATGGCATTAAATGTAAACGAATCAGACCCAATCTTCGATTATTTATCCACTGAAAATCATGAAGCAATTAATAAATACCTAGAGCGTCCAATGACGGCTACAACTTTGCCAAAAGAAAGAGGCACAAGTAAAAAAATAATAACTTCGGAAGTTATTTACTATTGGATGCTTGAGCTTGGTATTCCTTTCGAATGCGAGAAATGGAATATCAAAAGATTGATTGTTCTCATTAGAGTTACTGAATTAGAAAGAAATAAAGGAACAAAGAAAGTGCCTCAACGTGACATGATATCTAAATATGCTGAGATAAACGCCAGAAACAGAGCGCGCTTTCATTCAAAAGGATAGAACTTGACATGATTACATTTAGACAAAAGGGAGATTTCTCAAAGCTTAATCGTTATTTCGAGAAGCTTAAAGAAGGAATCAAAATAGGGGATTTAGATAAGTACGGACGTGCTGGAGTTGAAGCATTGTCCAATGCAACCCCAAAAGACACTGGACAGACAGCAAGTTCTTGGTATTACGAGATAAAACGATCAAATGGTTCAGTGTCTATACAATTTAAAAATTCGAATGTTCACGAAGGAGTGCCGATCGCCGTTATTTTACAGTACGGTCATGGCACCGGAACCGGAGGCTGGGTAGAAGGAAGAGATTACATCAATCCTGCTATTCAGCCTATTTTTGATGAAATAGCAAACAATGCTTGGAAGGAGGTTACTAGCGTATGAGTCAAACTGTAGATAATAAAGTTGTAGAGATGCGATTTGATAACGACCAATTTGAAAAAGGTGTCGCTACGAGTATGTCTACAATTGATAAACTCAAAGCTAAACTCAATTTTCAAGATGCAGATAAATCGCTCAGTTCACTTTCAGATTCTGCAAAAAGAGTGGACATGAGCACACTAGCAAATAGTGTTCAGAAAGTTAGTCTTCAATTTTCCTCATTGCAGGTTATAGCCGGAACAGCTTTAGCCAATATTACAAATAATGCTGTAAATACTGGTAGGAAAATACTTTCTGCTTTGACTATTAATCCTGTTAAAGATGGTATGTCAGAGTATGAAACTCAGATGAATGCTGTACAGACAATCCTTGCGAATACTCAAAAAGAGGGAACAAATGTTAAGATTGTAAATAAATATCTCGATGAGTTAAATACTTATGCTGATAAAACTATTTACAATTTTACAGAAATGACGCGTAACATCGGTACGTTCACAGCAGCAGGAGTAAAACTTAGTACATCAGTATCATCAATCAAAGGTATTGCAAACCTTGCTGCAGTGTCAGGCTCTAGTGCTCAGCAGGCATCTACAGCTATGTATCAGCTTTCACAGGCAATTGCAGCTGGTAAAGTTCAGTTAATGGACTGGAATTCAGTTGTGAATGCTGGAATGGGAGGACAAGTATTCCAGGATGCGTTAATACGTACTTCTGAGCATTTAAAAACAGGCGCTAAAGAAGCTATTAATACCTATGGATCATTCAGAGAAAGCTTGACAAAAGGTGAATGGCTTACAACTCAGGTTTTAACAGAAACTCTCGACCAGTTTGCCACAGCAGCAGATACGCAAGAAGAATATGAAGCAGCTGTAAAAAAGTTCGTTGATGAAGGATATTCTCAGGAAGAAGCAGAGCAAATCGCAACAATGGCTAAGACTGCTGGAGAAGCTGCTACAAAAGTAAAAACATTCAGTCAGCTTATAGACACATGCAAGGAAGCATTGGGTTCCGGATGGACTACAACATGGCGACTTATATTTGGTGACTTCGAAGATGCTCGTAAACTCTGGACAAGTGTTAGCGATGCAATTGGTGGGTTTATTAATAAATTCTCAGATGCTCGTAATAAAGTATTAGACAGTGCATTATATAACAATTTTAAGAGTCTTGGCGAAAGAATTAAATCCGTCGGAGAAGCAACAGAGACTGTTACTAAAGTCACTGAAAATTTCGGAGAAGTAGTAAATCGAGTTATTGGTGGAGAATTTGGAAACGGCGCAGAACGAGTTCAAAAACTTACAGAAGCAGGCATGGATTGGGCTCATATTCAGAATCTTGTAAATGAGCAACTTGGTGACTCAACAAGACATGCAACAGATTACAAAGAAGCTCAGGAAGAGGTAACAAAAGCCCAGGCCGAAGCAATTGAATCATTTGCAGCAATGTCTGATGAACAGCTTACAAATATTGGATTTACACAAGATGAAATTTATGCTTTACGAGACCTTGAAGCTCAGTCAAAGAAAACTGGCAAATCTATGCAGGAACTTCTTGAAGAAGAGTCAAGCAGAAAAGGCGGACGAGAGCTGTTAATAGAATCATTCACAAATATTGGCAAAGCTATAGGGACAGTATTTAAGTCTGTTGGTGAAGCATGGAAATCAGTATTTGACCCAATAACATCAAGTGACCTGTATGGTGTGATTGAGAAATTTCACAGCATGTCCGAGTCAATGCTTGGTGTAGGCGAACATGCAGACCAATTAGTATCTACTTTTAGAGGCTTATTTGTTATTTTAAAGTGGGGCACGAACATACTTGGCGGTGGTTTTAAGATTGCCATAAAAGTCGTTTCACTTTTATTAAAAGCATTTGGTTTAAGTTTTCTCGATGTAACTGCAATAATAGGTGACTTCTTATATAAGATTGACCAGTTTCTTAGCGAAAATGACTTTCTTGCTGCTGGCGTTAATCTTTTGGCAGAAGGAATCAAAATGGTGGCTTCTGGATTAAAAGAATTATATGATTACATATCTAGTCTTCCAGAAGTGCAATCATTCTTAGAAAAAATAAAGTCCGTAGACCTAAGCGATGTAGCTCAAGGATGGATCGAGTCGCTATCAAGCGGAGTCAAGGAACTTAAGAATCTCGATTTAAAAGAAATAGGAGCTTTTATAATTGAAGGTCTCAAAGATGGCATGAGCGGAAAGATTGGTTCTATTATAGAGGCCATTTCTGAAATCGCTAATACTATTATAGATACAATAAAGGACATTCTTGATATTCATTCACCTTCAAAAGTAATGATTGCAATAGGTGGATTTATCGTAGCAGGTTTAATAAAGGGCATTCTTGACGCATTTCCGGATGTAAAAGAATCATTAAACCAATTGACTGGTGGAATGGTAACTTGGTTTGAAAACATAGACTGGAATCAGATATTTGCAGGAATTGCATCAGCTGGATTACTTAACATATCAACTCAGCTTTCCACAGCAATAAAGAATTTCAGTGTTTTCGCTACTCAAATCGGAGGCGTGGCAGCTTCAATATCTGATGTGTTAAGCAACATATCAACCAGTATCCAAGTGGCTACTAAAAGCTTTAAGAAAGTTATGAAAGCTAATGCTTTTAAAACAAGAGCAGAAGGTATTAAAGAAATAGCGGAATCTCTTTTAATTCTGGCGGGAGCTGTATATATCCTTGGTCAGATGGATAAAGATGAACTAATACGCGCAACCACATGCATTGTAGCTCTTGGAATTCCTTTATCTATAATGACCGTTGCTATATCAAAATTTTCAGAATCGTCAGCGTCGCTTGACAAAAACGGTCTGAATATTAAAGGACTTAGAACATGCCTTATCCAAATGGGTATGGCACTTTTATTAATGGCTGAAACAGTCAAAATCATGGGCAAACTAAACCCAGATCAAGCGACTCAAGGGTTTAAAATGCTGGCTGGATTGTGTGGATTGATAGTAATATTGACAGGTGTCCTTGGTAAATGTGTTGATGATGAACAAATGGCCAATATAAACAAATTTGGTAAAATGATGACCAAACTGGCTATAGCTTTATTACTCACGATTGCAGCGGTTAAACTAATAGGGCTCTTAAAATCTGATGAACTTGCAAAGGGACGAAACTTTGCAATAGCGTTTACAGCATTTGCAATACTATTAGGCATAGCATCAAGACTTGGCGGTCCAAACGTAAGCAAATTTGGAACAATGATGATAAAGTTAGCGATAGCAATTGGATTGATGGTTGCTGTTGTTAAACTTATAGATTGCTTATCTCCAGAAGCGGCGATAAAAGGCGGAATATTCATGGCTGCTTTTATGGTCTTTATTGGCTATATGGCAATTGCCTCTATGTTGACCAAAAACGCAAAAGACTTTGGAAAAATGATATTGTCGATTTCTGCCTCACTATTATTGCTTGCAATCACCATGCAACTCGTAGGAAGATTAAGCCTCGCAGCAATTGGAAAAGGAACATTATTCATGGTTGCATTTGCTGGATTTGTTCTGGCTATGGTCGCTATAAGTAAATACGCTAATGGAACTGAAATCGTCAAAATAGGGGCGACATTACTTGCATTAAGTGTGTCTGTTGCTATCTTGGCAGCAGTGTCAATTATGCTAGGTATGATATCACTTCTTGCACTTGCAAAAGGTGTTGCTGCTGTGGCAGTTTTAGCGATATTCATGTCAAGAATGATAGCCGCTACAAAAGGTGCAGAAGATTGCAAAGGTTCAATAATAGCTATGGCGGTTACAATAGGTGTTATGGCTGCAGCAGTAGCAGCGTTATCATTTATAGAATGGCAAAAGCTTTTACCAGCAACAGCTGCACTATCAATGGTTATGTTTATGTTTGCAATTATAGAACACGGCGCTAGTAATGTAAAAGGTGCGATGGGTTCAATCATAGCAATGTCTGTGGCTGTTGGATTACTTGGCATAATGTTAATTGCGTTAAGCCAATGCAAATGGCAAAATACGTTAGCTGCAGCTGCAGGACTATCAATAGCAATGCTGGCATTCGCTGGAACACTAGCAATTGTTGGCGCTACCGCTCAGGTTGCAATTGCAGCAATACCGGGAATAGCTGTTATGACATTAGCACTTGCTGCTATAACGGTTATGATATATGAACTAGCTCAGTGTAAACCGGAATCAGTTCTGGCATCAGCAGCTAGTCTGTCAGTCTTGTTATTAGCTCTTTCTGTAGCTTTAGCAATAGTAAGTCATATACCAATATCTGGAGCTATAGAAGGCGCACTGGGATTGTCAGCATTTATCGGCATAATGGGATTGGTTCTTGTTGCATTAGGTGCACTCTCACAGATACCAGGACTTACAAAATTAGTGGAAGATGGGGGAAGTTTCTTATCGTCTATAGGATACGCATTAGGTAATTTTGTTGGCAGTATTGTTGGCGGTTTTGCAGCCGGAGTTACTTCTGGATTGCCAGAAATCGCCGATAATTTATCTGCATTTGGAGATAAGATTCAGCCGTTCATAACTTCTTTATCTGCAGTTGACCCTATTGATTTTGTAGCAAAAGTTGGGGCACTCACGGCAGGCATATTATTACTCACGGCAGCAGATTTTGTGTCTAGCGTAATGACGTTTAGCCCAATTTGTAAAAGCTTTGCAGATTTAGGAAGTGAATTATCACAGTTTATGATAAATGCAACGCCGTTCTTGACATCAGCAACACTTATAAAACCAGAAATGATAGACGGCGTTAAATCCCTTGCTGAAACAATATTAATAATAACAGCCGCAAATCTTATATCTGGTATTACGGCATTTATTCCATTTGCAGGTTCTTTGAACACATTTGGTGAGCAGCTTGTTACATTTGGCGATGCAATTGCTAAATTTTCGGAAAGTGTATCTGGAAAGATAGATGAAGGTGCGGTAGAAGCAGCAGCGAATGCCGGTAAAATGATGGCTGAAATGGCTACAACTATACCTAATTCAGGTGGTGTCATAGGATTCTTTGCTGGCGAAAATGATATTGACACGTTTGGTACAATGCTTAAGTCATTTGGTAAATCCATTGTGTCATTTTCTGAAACTGTAGCTGGTAATATAGACCAAGATGCTGTTCAGGCAGCTGCAGATGCTGGCTCTATCATGGCGAAGTTTCAAGAGACAATACCTAATACAGGTGGAGTTGTTGATTTCTTTACCGGTAAGAATGACATGGCAACCTTTGGCAATAATCTTGAGTCATTCGGTAAGTCAATAGCGTCATTCTCTGAATCAGTATCTGGCAAGATAGACTCCGATGCGGTTCAGACAGCAGCAAATGCTGGAGCCATGATGGTGGAATTAAATAAAATAGTTCCAGATGAAGGTGGTGTTAAAGGCTGGTGGTTTGGAGATAATGATTTATCTGATTTTGGTGATAATATTGCTGACTTCGGCGAAGCAATAGCGTCATTCTCAGCATCAGTGTCAGGAGCTGTTTCGGCAACAGCAATTAGTAGTGCAATTGATTCTGCCAAAGATTTAGTTGACTTCAACACCTATGCAAAAGATGCTAAATTTGATAATCTTTCAAAATTAAACTTAGCAATTAGTACCGATTTCACAGGTATTGCAGGTTCATTGCAGTCAGTATCTTCAACTATATCAGAAGGCATTAGCATAAAGAATATAAACAGCATGATTTCATGTTGTCGTTCGTTAGTTTCATTTTCTGCTGAAATCGGAAAAGATTCAGGAAGTAATTTAAAGAGCTTTGCATCGGCATTATCTGATTTCTCAAACCAGATGTCAAAAGTTGACACAAGCGGTTTATCTTCATTCTCAAAACAGATGAAGACAATTGGCGATTCAGGCGTGAATGCATTACTCAATTCATTCAAAGGTGCATCTGCTAAAGCTACGCAAGCAGGCTCATCAGTGGCTAAAGCGGTTAGCAGTGGCTTTTCAAAGAATGCATCGTCATTCAATAAAGCTGCTACAAGTGTACTTAATAAAATGATACAAACCATAAAGGGATATAGTTCAAAAGCGTCATCTGCTATGAAAGCTGTTACCGCTGGTATGGCAAATGGAGTTATATCGGGTAAAAGCATGATTGTTAATAATGTCAAAAATGCAGTTAAGGCTGGTGTTACAGAAGCTAGAAGTTATAGAGACGCATTTTATGGTGCCGGTGCTTATCTTGTAAGGGGACTTGCTAAAGGTATAAGCGATAATGACTATATTGTTAAGGCAAAAGCAAAAGCTATGGCAAAAGCCGCTACAAGAGCCGCTCAGAAGGAACTCGATGAGCATTCACCATCTAAAGTATTTTACAAAATAGGTAAATACATTCCTATGGGAATGGTTAAGGGTATTGAGGCATATGCTTCATGGGCTAAAGATTCATCTAAATCAATGGCTAGGTCAGTTGTTGATGGAGCATCATATGCCTTGTCTGCGCTAACTGATATGATAAATGGTGATATCGATATGTCCCCGACTATTAGACCAGTTGTAGATATGAGCAGTGTTAATGCAAGTGCAAGAGACATGAATCAATTGCTTGGCGGCAATATAAATATGGGCTTAAGTGCTCAGTTAAATGCCATTAATTCAAGAATGCGCTCACGCAATCAAAATAGTGGTAATGCTGATGTGATCTCTGCAATCGCAGGATTACGTAAAGAAATCTCTGGAATCAGCAAACCAACTTACCAGATAGACGGAATAACATATGACGATAATTCAAGTATTTCAAGCGCTATTGAAACACTTGTAGACGCAGTAATAACAGAAAGGAGAATCTAACATGCCAGCAGTATCAAATTTGCAGGTAAAATTGCAGACAGGTACCACAAATACATATTATGCTACCTGGGACTTCAACGAATGGACTAAATCCACAGTAGTTACTGGTACTGCTATGGGTGTAGGTTCTCTTGTGTCTATATCATCGAATGCAACTTATTACAATGGTCAGCATATGCCGGATTGGGTTAAGAATCAGAGATGGTATATTAGACAAATCACTGGAGACCGTGCCGTTATCGACCAGAACGAAGCACATAACCATAGTATATGTTCCCCAGTAAATGTCGCCTACTTATCAGGTGGAACACAGCAGACATCTACGGTGAATGTCAAGACACTGGACCATTATTCAGTAACATGGCAATACGATACTGGCGATGGTATATGGTTTCAAGGTTCATCAGGTGATACCACCGATAAACAAGCAACATATTCTGGGCCATCTAACGCTCTTAGAATAAGATGCTTAGTAACCCCGGTGTCTACAACACATCAGGTAAATGGTTCAGATATTGCTTATTGGACTGGTTCACAGACAGCAAAAGAATATTCTACAGCGGGGGACCCACCTGCAAAGATGAGCGCTCCTTCTGTAGAAATCAAAAAATATTCATTAACAGCATCACTTGACAATATAGGAGACTATTCTGAAAACGGAAGCTATAACAAGATAGATGAATTAAAGTTTGAGATTTACAAAGATGACGTGTTATATAAAACCGGTAACGTAACTGTTAAACTGGCCAAAGGTGCATTCACTTGTAATGTCGAGGCAGGAAGTGAATATATGGCACGAGTATGTGCAGTCAATATATTTTACAGCTCTCGTATTCAAGGTGCTTGGTCAGATTTCTCAAGCAAAGTAGGAACAATACCGGCCGCACCAGCTGGAATAGATCAATGCCGAGCAACATCTAAGACCTCAATCATGATCTCATGGTCAGCGGTTAAAACTGCAACGTCTTATGATATTGAGTACGCAACAAAGAAATCGTATTTCGATATTACAGACAAGACAAGTACAAAAACTGGAATCACAAAGACACAGTTTGAATTTGTAGGTCTTGATAGTGGAAACGAGTATTTCTTTAGAGTTCGTGCTGTAAATGATAAGGGTGAGTCTGATTGGACTGCTATATCTTCTGTTGTGATAGGTACAAAACCGGCCGCGCCTACGACATGGTCATCAGCGTCCACTGTAGTTACAGGTGAACCATTGAAGCTATATTGGGTTCATAATTCAGAAGATGGCTCGAGATGGAAGTACGCAGAACTGAATATTCTAGTTGATGGCAAAAAGCTAACAACTAATCCAGATCCATTTAAAAACACTCAGGCGGAGGATGATAAAGATGTTACTCCATCGTATTCAATCGATACTAGTATATATTCTGAGGGAACAGTTATAGATTGGTGCGCAAGAACATGTGGCGTAACGCTAGAATATGGCGATTGGTCTGTAGTCAGAAGAATAAACGTTTATGCACCACCTACATTGTCACTCAGTATACGCAATAAGGATAACAATCCAACATCAGTTATCCAGCAGTTTCCGTTTTATATTTATGGATTGCCGGGGCCTAAAACTCAGGCACCAGTAAGCTATCATGTATCTATAGCAGCTGCAAATAATTACACAACGGTAGACCAAATTGGACAGACAAAAGTTGTAAATGCTGGTGAAGAAGTATATTTCAAAAACTTTGACACTGGTGAGGCATTACTCGTTGAGATGTCAGCACATAATATAGACCTTGAAAACAATCAGGATTACATGGTTACAGTAGTAGTATCTATGAACTCGGGTCTTACCGCTACAGCCTCAACAACCATATCTGTTAACTGGACAGAAAGTAAGTATGAGCCAGACGCAGAAATTGGTATAGATGAAAATTCATATTCTGCATTTGTCAGGCCGTATTGCACAGATTCAAATGGCGACCCAGCATCAGGAGTAACATTGGCTGTTTACAGAAGAACTTATGATGGCGATTTTGTTAAGATTGCTGACCAGATAGAATGTAACAGAAATATTCACGTAACAGACCCGCATCCAGCATTGGATTATGCTAGATACAGAATCATAGCAACAGAAGAATCTACAGGAGCAGTTAGCTTTTACGACCCACCGGGGTATCCTATAAATGGGCCTTATATTATCCTGCAATGGGATGAAGAATGGTCAAGCTTTGACACTAACAATAGCGATACAATGGTAGACCCACCGTGGGCAGGTTCATTGCTTAAATTGCTTTATAACGTAGATGTATCGGAATCAACCGACCCAGATGTTGAGTTAGTTGAATATATTGGGCGTAAAAACCCAGTTTCGTATTATGGAACACAAATAGGAACATCCGCAACATGGAATGTAGATGTTCTTAAATCAGACAAAGAAACAATTTATCAGTTACGTCGTATACAAAGATGGATGGGCGACGTGTATGTAAGGGAACCATCTGGTGTTGGCTATTGGGCTAACATAAAGGTAAGCTTTTCTCAGAAACATACGGAAAAGTTGGTTCCTGTAACACTAACAATAACTAGAGTAGAAGGAGATATGTAAGATGACAGACTGGAGTAAGTCTATGACACAGACATTCGAGTACTATACGGTTAATCCAAATACTTGGAAAGACGTAGACTTACTCACAAATGTCAAATCAGCTACTATATCAAGAGATTTAACAGCAGAAACACTCGGCTCAGCGAACTTTGATATAGATGACGATATAGGAGAATGCTACATTAGAGCATATCTCAAAGTTGTTCAAAATGGGATTACAGAACGTATACCTCTTGGAACATTCCTTTTACAAACGCAAAGTTCTACGTTCAATGGTAAGCGAGAGACAAGGTCAATAAATGCTTACACGCCTTTAATAGAGTTGAAAGAGAATCCACCAGATTTAGGATATACTATATTTAAAGGCGAGAACATAATGGACAATGCAAAAATCTTAATCAGAGAACACGCGAGAGCACCGGTTGTACCAGTTAGTAGTGGAATTACTTTATACGGTGATTTTGTTGCTAATTCAGACGACACCTGGCTCTCGTTTCTTTCTGATTTAATTGGAAACGCAAAATATGGATTTGGTTTAGATGAACTAGGTCAAATTCTTTTCTCACCGAAGCAAGATAATCAGGCATTACAACCAGTGTGGACGTTTACATCTGACAATGCTTCTATATTGCATCCTGGTATGCAGATGGAAAGAGATTTATACGGCATACCGAATGTCTTGCAGGTGATATATACAAAGAACAATGAACATTACGAGACTACAGTAAAAAACACTGACTCGAACAGTCCTGTATCTATTCAAAATAGGGGTAGAGAGATTACAAAAAGAATCACAGACCCTGATATAGGCGGTACTCCAACCAAAGAGATGATAGATGATTATGCTAAGGCTCAGCTTAAGGCACTTTCTACATTGACATACACCATAAGCTATACACATGGATATTGCCCTGTACGAGTTGGAGATTGTGTCAGGTTTGTATATCCGGAAGCAGGATTAAAAGACGTTAAAGCTAAAGTAATTAGCCAGTCTATATCATGCACTCCCGGCTGTTCAGTCTCAGAAAAAGCAACATATACAGTAAAATTATGGGGGTGATTGGAACTCATGAGAAACGTTAATAACTTAGCTACTACTTTTGCTAAGATTATAAAAGAGGATGCTACAGCTACTAAAGACTCTACCGTTTATGGAACTGCCGTAGAATTTAATGGTAAGATGTACGTCAAACTTGATGGCTCAGAACGAATGACCCCTATCGAGACAACTACAAGCATTAAGGAAGGGGATAGAGTAACAGTTCTGATTAAAGCACATTCGGCTACAGTCACAGGTAATGTTACAGACCCTTCAACAAGTAAATCTGATAAGAAAGCTACAGATGATAAGATTAAAGATTTGTCAGCTAAAGTTAGTGAGTTTGGTACAATAGTAGCTGGCAAAGTTAGTACTGAGCAATTGCAGGCAGCTGAAGGCAGAATTACAGATCTTGAGTCAGATAATGTAAATGTCAAGAATGAATTAAAAGCTCATTCTGCTAGCATTACAGATTTGGATGTTAAGAAAGCGAGCATTGATGATCTGAAAGCAACTAATGCATCGATTGATAATCTGAAAGCTAATATGCTTACAACAGATACTCTTGATGCTAAGTATGCAACTATCAAGAATCTTGAAGCAACAGATGCAACAATTCATAACTTATCAGCAGATTATGGTGATTTCAAGAAAGCTACAGTGGATGATTTAAAAGCTAGAAAAGCTGAAATCGATGATTTATCTACTAAAAAACTTAATGCAACAGATGCAGAACTTAAATATGCTAACATAGATTTTTCAAATATTGGCGTGGCAGCTATTGAGCAATTCTACGCAACATCTGGTATTATTAAAGATTTAGTTATAGGCGATCAAACGGTTACAGGCGAAATTGTAGGCGTTACTATCAAGGGCGATTTAATTGAGGGTAACACTATTGTAGCTGATAAGCTTGTAATGAAGGGCGACGACGGCCTATTTTATAAGCTTAATATAAGTGCTGCTACTTGAGTAGATGCAGAGCAGACATCATATAATAGTATAAATGGAAGCATTATAACCGCAAAATCTATAACGGCTACTCAGATATCGGTTAAAGATTTGGTAGCTTTTGACGCTACAATCGCCGGATTTCATATTAAAGATACAGCTATATATTCAACTGGCAAAGAGTCTGTGACGAGTACAGTACGAGGCATATATTTAGGTAAAGATGGTCAGCTTGGATTTGGCGATGGCAATAACTACATCAAATTTTATGTTGATACTGATGGAAAATATAAGCTTGGTATATCTGCTGAAAGCCTCACATTTGCTACTGGACAGAGTGTAAAAGACGCTATTGATGAAGTTGATAGTAAAGTAGATGCTATAAAATCAATCGATTCAACATCTATTGGATATTTGGTTGGCGATAGCGGAACAACTCCTCCTACAGGAATTTGGAGTGCAGGTGTACCTGTTGTACCAAATGGTAAATATTTATGGTGCCAGAAAATAACGACTTATACGGATGGAAGTCATGATTACGAATATTCAGTGAGTAGAACTGGTGATAAAGGAGAACAGGGTATACCAGGTCTGCAGGGAATACAAGGCGAAAAAGGTGACCAAGGCATTCAAGGTCCTCAAGGAGTACAAGGCGAAAAAGGTGACCAAGGCATTCAAGGACCAAAAGGCGAACAAGGTATAAAAGGTGACACCGGTCCACAGGGTATTCAAGGACCGCAAGGAGTAAAAGGTGCAGATGGAAAAAATGGAACAAATCTTTGGGTAAATCCGTTATTCGAAGCTGATAAACCACAGATAACATCAAGAGATACGAGTGTATTAGCACCTAACGGGTCGGCATCAAATTTGATAAATGCAAGAGATTCATATAATGGCGATACATCATTTCCAGTATTTCCAGGGCATCAATATCGCATTACTATAAACAGAAAAAATAAATCTGGAACACGGCAACTTAATATGGGAATTTGGTATACTGAACAAACCGAAGGGCACTCGTATGACACATATATAGCTCCTTCTGTAGTTGTATCATTAAGTGATGGCTGGGAAGAGGCTACATATAATTTTACTTGTCCTAGCGCTAAAAGAAAAGGATGCGTATTTTTTCAGATTGATCAATACCAACCATATGATACGGCGTGGTATGTAGCGAATATAGTATGCGTTGATATTACTGGATTGAAAGGCGATACTGGTCCGCAAGGGCCTCAAGGAATACAAGGAAACACCGGAGCAACAGGACCACAGGGCATTCAAGGACCTCAAGGAATAAAAGGTGATACCGGTCCACAAGGACCACAAGGTGTAAAAGGTACTGATGGTAAAAATGGAACTAGTTCATATTTTCATATAGCTTACGCAAATAGCGCAGATGGTAAAACCAGCTTTAGTGTAAGTGACCCTTCAAACCGAGCATACATTGGCACATATGTTGATAATACACCTAATGATTCAACAGACCATACAAAATATACTTGGCAATTAGTAAAAGGTGCTCAGGGCCCTAAAGGTGATCAAGGTATTAAAGGAACTGATGGAACGAATGGTAAAACATCATATTTACATATTAAGTATTCAAATGATGGTGGCAAAACATTTACAGCTAACAATGGAGAAAATGTTGGAACATATATTGGTACTTGTACAGATTATAATAGTGGAGACCCTACAACTGTTAGTTCCTATACTTGGGCTAAAATTAAGGGTGAACAAGGTATACAAGGAAACACCGGAGCAACAGGACCACAAGGAATACAAGGAAACACTGGCCCACAAGGACCAACTGGTAAAGGTGTCAAATCCACTGCAGTAGCCTATCAGGCCTCAGCATCTGCTACCTCAGCTCCAACAGGAACATGGTCTGATTCACCGGTCACTACTTCGGCGTCTCTTCCATATATGTGGACAAGAACAATTATCACATATACAGATAACACTACCAGCACATCATATTCTGTTGGTTGCACTCCAGAAGGCGTGAGTGTAGGTGGAAGGAATTATGCGCTAAAAACATCAAAAGAATGGTCTGAATATTGGACGCCGAGCAGCGGTACAAACATATGTCGTTCAATATGCGTTGTGAGTATACCAAATACATTTAAAAGCGGAGCAGTATTTACAACGACTATTGAAGTTGAATGGACAAATTTTTCAGCATCTGGTGGGACTTTTTCAATATGGATGCAGGGCTCTCAAGATGGTGGTTGGAATTACAGTAATCCATTCACCTATAATCTACTACACATCAATAGTACATCCGGATCAAAAGTTTTTACTGTAACAAATAAATGGAACGGAGAAGCTACTAATTATGAGATCGCATTTAGATGTGACTATTCATCTGGATCGGGCAAACTTAGATGGCGACGTTTGAAAGTTGAATCGGGTAACAAAGCCACTGATTGGTCACCAGCGCCAGAAGATCAGGTATCCAAAGGCGATGTAGTGAATCAGGTAAATTCCGAACTGAAAATCGACGGCAACTCAATAGCCCTCACCACCGGCCATTTTACCATTAGTGCTAAGAATTTGACATTAGATTCGGTAGGTAATGCTACTTTTAGTGGAACTGTGAAAGCAGCTACTATTGAAGGCGGAACTATAACGGGTACTACTATTGAAGGCGGAACTATAACGGGTACTACTGTTGAAGGCGGAACTATAACGGGTACTACTGTTGAAGGCGGAACTATAAAGGGTGTCACAATTACTGGTGCATCTGGCGAATTTACTGAGAGTTTCAAAGTCAATGTACAGACAACATATTATCATATGGAAGGACTAGTAACGCATAGTTTTATTATAGATGACATTAGTACATGCATAAAACTTGATATGCCAAATACCAAAGATTATGAAACTCACAGCTCTGGAAGCATTACATTGGATTCATATGGTATCACTATTTTCACGTCATCTTCGGATGATCGGTTTGGCGTTGTCGAAATAAACGCAGGCCGTAGTGTAATGTTTATATTGCGCGCAAGCCCATCTAATGATGGATACTCATTCAGCAATGGCATTGTATACATGCATAAGGGCGCGTATGTGGGTGGAAATTTGAAATGCAATAACGTTGTGACCGCATCAAAGTTCATAAGTAATTCTAAGGATTTACCAGTCAAAATGTATGCTGGAACAAAAGTTTGCAATTCTGGTGATAATGCTTGCAATTTCTTATCAAATAGCGAAATTAATGACTATTTCGGAGTTATGAATGCATCTAATACCAATACCGTAGTATTAGTCGCAAATGGTGACGCTAACGCTGTGCCAGCACATTTCGAAGGCACAAGTTATGTAAATGGTGCATGGTATGCAGTGTACGACCGTATTGTTAACGGCAGTATACGTATTAATTATCTAGTAGTATATTTTGGATAAAGGAGAACAAATGAAAACATATAACACAACAATAGGTCATTTATATGACATAGAGCAGGAAATTATCAAATCTGGAGTAATGAATATGTCTTTCTCCAGAAAAGGTAGTTTCTCTATTGCTCGAAATTTAAAGAAGCTTACGTCTGAGCTCGAGACTTATAAAGAGGAGAGAGCTAATCTTATAAAGCAGTATTCTGGGGATTCTGACTCAATCAATCCTGAGAATCCACGTTGGGATGAGTTCTATAAAGAATATTTAGAACTTTCAAATGTGGATGTATCAGTAGAGATTAACACAATCTCAGAGGAAGATTTCCCAGAGCAGTGTACGCCTATGATTTATACAGCTCTCGAGTTCATGACAGAAGATAACATTAAGGAGGATTAAAACAATGCTAAACACAACAACTACACTTTCAATTCAGGGTTCGTCAAAAGACCCAGCAACACAGCAGAATATTATCACTTTCGAGGCTCGTCTTGAGTCTGATGGCAGAATCAACATGTATAAGAGCTGCCCTGACCGTAAGACATACATTGCCAACAAAACCGTAGCGGATGCTGATTATGACAAGTTTGAGGCATATGCCAATGCTATATTTGATAAGGTCTCAGCAGGAGAATCTGAAACAGAGGAGGCGTAAAATATGGACTTTAATGCATTAACTTCGTATTTTGTACCAGTAGTAGTGATTGCATGTCTTATCTTGGGATACATATTTAAACATGCATCATTATTCAAGTTCATACCAAATGATGATATTCCGGCAATTCTTGCATTAGTAGGTGGCATTTCGAACCTGATCGTTACTGGATTATCATTCCAGAACTTCATATTGGGCGCTTTAATGGGATTAGCTTCTACTGGTATGCATCAGGCATTTAAGAATTTCGTGGAGAATAACAACGAGGAATAATAATGGACACCATACAATTCATAGGCTACCTGATTACTTCAATAGTTACATTAGGAGCTTTTGTAGGGGTTGTAATGAAATTTGTTCAGCCTATTAATGATTTGAGGATTGTTATTCAAAAGCTCAATGATGCTATTGATACTCTGACTAGAGATAATCAGGAGCAGAACAACAGAATAAATAAACATGGCGAACAGATTGATGACCTCAACACCCGAGTTGCATCAATTGAATCAAACATGAACAAAAAGTAGCATACACAGGGGTCAGGCCTCAACATTACGATTTCTTCAAAATAGTATATGGAGGAATCAAAATGAACAAGACAACTAACAAACTGACCCCTAATGTTATAACTGTAGACATAGATAAGCTATCTTCTATGCTGTCGTGTGGCCATGCAACTGCGCGAAAAATAGGAGAGCAAGCCGAAGCCAGAATCTACATAGGTCGCAGAGTGCTGTATTCAGTCAATAAAATTCAAAGATATTTGGATAGTATTGCGGAATAGCTATTTAGAGTGATATTTGCTATAATAAACACAACGAAACGTGTTGAATTATTCTAAATAGCTTGCACAACGACTTATGGAGGAAAGATCGTGGCAAGTAGAAAAGATTCAAAAGGTAGAAAATTAAATACTGGAGAGAGTCAAAGAACTGACGGTATATATGCATACAGATATATAAACGCACAAACCGGTAATCGCGAGGCTGTGTATTCTAAGGACTTAAAAGAGCTTAGACGTAAAGAAAAAGAAGTGAATGCTGATATTGACGACCATATTTTGACAGGTCCATCAGTTAAAGATGTTACATTAAATTCTTTATGGGAGGTATATTTGTATACTAAAGTTCTTGATGATGGCACAAAAGCAAACTATAAATCGTTATGGAATGCACATATTCGTGACACGATTGGTCAATTAAGAATCACAGATGTGAGAACATCTACTATTAAAATGCTATACGCTAAGATGGACAAAGAAAAATATGCCTGCAGTACATTACAGTCAATTCATAACTTATTAAATCCATTGTTAGAGTTGGCAGTGGACGATGACTATATTCGTAAGAATCCGGCACGAAGCATTACAATTGGTGATTACGGCAAGAAGACTAAATTCAAAACAGCAATATCCCCAATTCAGCAAAAGCGGTTATTAGAGTTTATGCAGCAAAGTAAAATGTTTAGTAAGCATATCCCAATGATGACAATTATGTTGGAAACATCACTTCGTTGCGGCGAACTAATAGGCCTTACATATAATGATGTAGATTTAAAGAAGAAAGAGCTGTACGTAACGCATCAGTTGACATATCGTAACTACCAAGATGGTGAAGGCTGTAAATTTCGCATCAAAAAGACAAAAACTGATGCCGGTAAGCGAACAATACCATTAACAGACGCTGCTTGTGATGCGTTTAGAGCAATAAAGTTGCAGAATTTCCAATTAGGAAAAATATGCTCCGTTACGATAGATGGATATACAGATTTTATATTTGTGACGAAGCATGGACGACCTATGATGCCGAATGGTGTAAATAACGCTTTATATAATGTAGTTAAGTATTATAACGAGTATGAACTGAAAAAAGCATCAGAAGAGAATAGAGAGCCAGTTCTTATTCATCAATTCTCTTCTCATGTTATGAGACATACTGGATGCACTAACATGGCGAGGTCCGGTGTGAACATTAAAGCAGCGCAATATATAATGGGACATTCTAAAAGTGATGTAACATTAGACGTGTATAATCACCTAAATAATGCATTTGATGCTAAGCTTGAAATAAAAAAACTTGAAAAAAATGGTACAGTAATGGTACAGTAAACGCCAAAATTAAGTTAATAGAAAATTAATAAAGCCTGAAAACCCTGTAAAATCAAGGGTTTTAAAAATTACTTTAAAAAAATTAGCACTCAAGGGTTGTAAGAGCTATTTGAATTTCAACACGTTTCATCAGGCTTTAAAAGCTTATATTTACAGGTTTTTCACGATTTCGAACTTTTCATCAAGTGCCATTATATGGCGTCTTTTGAATAAAAAATGGTACAGTAAGTGGTACAGTAGAGTCTCAGCGAAAGTTGAGGTTCTTTTTTTTATGCTTAAAATTAGTAGAAAGGAAGACTTGATATGACAGAATCAGAAAAAAGACAGTCAGTAGTTCAGGTAATGAGAGGATGGATAGGACGTAAAGAATCAGATGGTTCACACAAAGCCATTATTGATATTTACAACAACCACAAGCCACTTGCTCAGAACTACAAAGTTAAATATACAGATTTATGGTGCATGACAACAGCATCAGCAGCATATATTAAGGCAGGACTTGCTGATATATTTCCGCTTGAGTGCTCTTGTAACAGAGCTATAGCAAAGGCAAAGTCTATGGGATGCTGGATTGAAGCTGATAGCCATGTGCCGAAGCCTGCTGACGCTATATTATACGATTGGCAGGATAAAGGTAAAGGCGATGATATGGGAGTACCTGACCATGTTGGAATTGTTGAAAAAGTAGAAGGAAACACAATAACTATAATCGAGGGCAACAAGAGCGATGCAGTGCAGAGACGTACTGTAACAGCTAATCAGAAGTTTATCCGTGGTTATATTTGTCCGAAATTCTCAGCAGACTCTGCACCAGCACCTCAGCCAGCAAAACAGGAAAGTAAGCCAGCAGCATCGGTTCCATCAAATGTCCTTAGAAAGGGAGATAAAGGAGCAGAAGTTGGAACATTACAGACGATGCTCAATGCTTGCGGATATTATTGTGGCAGAGTCGATAATGACTTTGGCTCAAATACCGAGAATGCAACTATCGAATTCCAGAAATCTGCATTTCCAAATGATCCTAGTGAATGGGATGGCGAGTATGGTCCTAAGACTAAGGCTAAGTTACTTGCAAGATATAATTCTCGTTCACGGTCAGTTACAGCCCATGTGCATACAAGTGGCAGCACATTAAGACTCAGAAATTCGTCTGGAGTACAGATTGGCTCATTAGCTAATGGTGCTAAAGTGACAGTGCTGTCAAGAAAATGCAAACATATGCGCATATCCGGTGCAACTACAACTATGTCAAAGATATCTTACAACGGTGCTGTTGGATATGTCGCCGAAAGATATCTTAAATATTAATAAGTTTTCACATACTTCTTAGAGTTCCTGTTGATTAATGTTCTTAGTGATTACCTCCTTTCTTATATATTCTAAGAAGTATTGGAAATAATAATAGAGGACTCTCTTTAATTTGAGGGCCCTCTGTTTTTACATGGATTTATATTTTTGCCGTAATTTTTAATCTAGGTTAGAAATAAATGGCAATAAGTGGAAATTGACCGCACATAGCACCCCATTTTCTATTCTACTGTTAATTCATATTTACATAGTAAAGGAGAAAAGAAATGAGTAAAGATGTACGGTCAGAATTATCAAAAAGAAACAAATGGCATATCAGCAAACACAAGTTTTTGGAATTAAAGCATTTCTGTCTGCAATATCCTGAATGGCATAAGCTATATTTGGAATTATCTCTACGGGGATATACTGCAGCATCAGGAAATGAGATAAAATGTTGCAATCTTAATGACAATGTTGGTGATGCTGCCATAGAAATGTATTACATTTCAAAGAAGATGGACTTAATAAAAGAGGTTGCATATAGAACAGACCCTATATTAGGCGATTATATTTTCAAAGCTGTTACAAATGGATATCCGTTCACTTATTTAAAAACTATATTAGAGATACCTTGTGAACGCGATATGTATTATGATAGATATAGGAAGTTTTTCTGGCTGCTGTCACATAAACGATAACGCGTAGAAAACATTGCCTATAATGAAGCACATTAACAGCTTATTATAGGAGGAAATATTATGCCAGAAGAATTAGAAATGATTATTACAAAACATATTTACAATAGTTTAAAAGAACGAATAAGAGCAGGAATTTATGTAGTAGCAAACGACAAGTATGGCTTGATAGTCGATATCAAACATGACGGATTCAAATTCGAATATTATTATAGCGATTATCACAGCGAATCATTTGCAGATTACATAAGAACCGGTAAAGACGTTCTTTGGATTGTGAATGAAGTGATAGGAATGTATAAAGGCGCAATATTAAAAAAAATATTTTATAAGTTAATGAATTATAAGACTCAGAGTAAAATTTGGGTCTTATATTTTGTCCCTACACAGTACCCCATAAATCATTATATTTTTGTATCATTAAATTCGCGAAAAAAACAAGGACTAATATGAGAGAACAGCGGTTCGTAATATTAATAACTTACGGCACCTATAGGGTTAGTAACGCGTAATGGCGGGGGTGGTAAAATGAGCTGGTCTTATTTTTTTTGTCTTTTAAGGAGGTGAACACATGGGCACAACAATAGTCATAGTGTTAATTGCAATGGCTTTATCTTTTGCCGTGGGGGCTGTTACGGTATCTATATATGATGATATACATTGCAAAACGCATCACATAGGAAGTTTGAATTATCAGAAAAATCCAAATGGAAGTTATATTTATTGGATTGAATTTGACAATGAGAAAGCTATGGAGTCGTTGAATGATTACAAAAAGATAATTTTGGATGTGTCAGAGGCGCGGTAAAAACACGGCCTATAATGATACATATTAACACAACACAGAAAGGAGAATCACTATGAGTGAGGAAAATTACACAGTTGAGGAGAGATTGGAGGATGCTCTGAGTAATCAAATAGCAGAGTTAGACAATGTCAAACCCGGTAGCGATGAGTATACCAATATTTCAAGAGCAATTACAGACCTGTATAAGGTGCGTAATGAACAGCAGAAAATTGAGTCTGATTATGCGTTAGCAACAGAGTCGCAGGCAATTGACAGAGAGAAGATTGCAGCAGATTCAGAAGCAAAGGCGAAACAGGCTAAAGTAGATACTGTTGGACACGCAGTGAATGCAGGAAAAACTATTGGAATTGGACTGCTTACAGCGGGATTGACAATGCTAACAATGGCATTCGAGAATGATGGGCATATCCCGGGGCTCTCGGCAGCAAGTAAAGTACTTACAAAGTTCAAGATTCTGTAAAAAAGTTAAGGAATCGAAGTAAAGGGTCGTGTATAATACATGGCCTTTTATTTTTTCGCGAAAATTACAACTCATAATATGAGAACAATCAACACGATTATTTAAGGAGAAAATATTATGAGTAGAGTAAAATATTATGGTGAAAACGTGATGATGGCTTATGCAGACAGTATGAGCAAGAAATCAGTAGTCACTACAATGACAAACGCTATTATCACATTAGTGGTAGTAATGGTAGTTGAAGGCTTAAAGGAGCTCTAATTACAAGGGCTCTTTTTTTTCGCGTAGAAAACACAGTCTAATATGAGATACTTATAAACCAATTTGAAAGGAGAAAATGATATGGTAATAACGCAAAATTTAAGATTATATGACCGTGACGGTATTGACAAGATATGGGAAGCATATTATAAGATAAAGGAATTTCTATTTAAGAAACCGAAACTAGATGGGATTTATAGATATGGATATTTCTCATTTACAACAGAAGACGATCGAGAAATCAGATTTAGTAACAGTGGAACAATAAAGAATCCGGAAAACTTAAAATTGATGCTGAACAAAGTCGAGCTGGTATTAAAGACACAAAAACTTAAAGATTATTATTGTAGTGCAGAAATAAGAATTGAAAAGTAGCTTGTATAGGACTCAGAGAAATCTGGGTCTTATATTTTTTCACGAAAAATACAAGTACTAATATGACACAAATAAATACAATTATTTAAGGAGAAAATATTATGAGAAGAACAATTTATTTAGTATTAACAGCAATGGCAGTTATGATGTTATTATGTGGATGCGGAAGCAAAACTGAAACCACTGAAACAAATCAGACTACAGAAGTTGAACAACGGGAAGTTAAAAACATTAATGATGATGTAGATGACTTTATAGACGATTGGTCAGAAGACATTGAAGCGATGTATATTCTTGAAGCATTAAGACAAATGTTCGGAGAGGACTTTGATATTAATGAAGCGGAAGACATTACTAGAAATGGATCTGAATGGATTATCTATAATAATCAAATAGTCAGCGTTGAGTATATAAACGACTTGGCAGACAACCTTATGCAGAATGAAATGTAACAGTGATAGTAGTGATGCGACTGTATACATATAAGGACAGCTTGACTGCTGTTCTTTTTTTTTCGCGTAGAAAACATAGACTAATATGAGAAAAAAGTACTATATTTAAGGAGGAAATATTATGAATAAATTTTATGAGGTAATTGGATTAGATGGATTAAACAAGGATGATTTGAGAGATGATATTATTCATTACACAACATTTGATGAGAATGGAGTGCGTGAAAGATACATCATCAAATTAAATCCTATTGAGGCATTTACTATGAAGATGAGATTATTGAAATTCAATCTAAAATATGACACAAGAATTGGACTTATTCCAGCGTAAGGGGCTTTACAGCTCCTTATACTTTTTGCCATCTATGAGATACCATTATAATAAGCCTCAATTATATTTTAATAGATATGGCATTACATATGAATGCAATCATCCAGTATATAGTAAATGCACTTTATATTTATCGAATAATAAGGGATTATCTGTTATTCAGCAACGCTATAATCCTGAAGATAAATCAACAACTTGGACAGAGCTAGATCCATGGCTTGTCGACGATATTTATACTCAGGTTGGATTCAAAGATTATTTTGAAAAACATGCGGAACCTCCGCAGAATCATATCTATCCTACGGTTACTATAAGACAAATTATGTGGGCACTTAAGATGAAGCCACTAAAACGACAGCCATGGGAAACAGCATTTGACAAGTGTCCTATTTAAAATTCGCGTAGAAAACATGGACTATAGTGAAAAGGAGGTGAAATGTATGAATTATATTTTTGCGGGCCTTTTAATCGGATTTGCATTATTGCTAATCTGTGGAGGCAACAATAATAAATAATTATATCCACCACAACAGTAGAGCTTGAGAAATCAGGTTCTACTTTTTATTTTTTCGCGTAGAAAACATGGACTATAGTGAAAAGAAAAACAGTTCCAGCTGGTATAACGTTATGATCAATAATGCATCTGGATTTAAGTAGCATGGGATCTATCAACACATAATGTGTAGACGTAAGGGCTCGAGATAGAAAACAGCGTTATACTCTTCTTACATAGATTGAGTCAGCAATGACTCTTTCTTTTATTTTTTTCGCGTAGAAAACATGGACTATAGTGAGAAGGAGGTAAGTGATATGATTACATTA